CGGGTCGAGGTAACCTGAGAACATCGAATCCGATTGCTTAGCAACGGTATCCGGTGCGGGGGTGTGGAAAATATCAGCCATGACGGCTTTCCTTCTTTCTTGTTTATTTGGCGCCGACCATCCGCTTGACTGTTTCCAGCAGCGGATCGCCGTTCAAAGGCAAGTGGTTGCCTTGGCCTTGACTGTGATCAACGGGACGGTCAGCCGGCGGCTTCTTCCCGATCAACGACTTAACCCTTTTGACGCTCTCCGACACCGTTTCCTCATCGGCGCCTTGGACGAGCGCCGCAACATCCAACACGTCCTCGGTGGGGATGCCCTCGCTGAGAACCATCTTCAGCTTCAGCAGTTCAAGAGAACGCGCCGAAACCTCCGACTCCATCTCCGACAGCGAACTGTCCTTCTGGGCGAGTTTCGACTCGTAGTCCTTGACGACTTTCGCTTTCGCCGCCTCGACCGCGGTGTTCTTCTCAGTGCGGTACTTAGCGGCTTCGTTGCGAAGTTCTTGGACGTACTCTCGGCTGAACGTCTCTGCGGTGTCGACCTCCTGGGCCGCGGCAGTGTCTTCAGTTGTGGTGGTTTGGGTTTCGTCGGACATTTCTGTTGCCTCCTGGGCATTAAAAAAGACCCCATCTTGGGGTCTTGCTTTTTCTGGCGGGCCGCCGCGGTTAGGCGGCGAGAGGGCTGCTGGTAAGACTGATGGCAGCCCAGTCTGTGGTGATCTTCCCTTGGTCGATCATCTGTCGGAGTTGGTTGATGGTTTCGCGGTTGAGGTCAACGTCGTAACGGATCACGACCCGCTCGCCGGCTTCCTCAGACGCTTTCTCCGATTCCTCGCGGGCGTAATACGTTTTGTCGGGATTCTTCCGAAGCTCTTTCTTCGCCGCCTTAGTGGCGTCTTTCCAATACTTCTTGGCTCGCTTCGCTTCGTCGCGGCCCGTCCACGCCATTACGTCGAAAACGGGCACCACCTTGCAGTCGCACCCGGTGTGCCACTCATCCATGAACGGTTCGATGTCCTCGAAGTAGTTCGCGGGGTCGGCCTCGAACATCTCAATGATGTCTTCGTCATCCAAGATCACTGGGTCTTCCCCCAACGGGGTGTCTTTCTCGCGCACGCCTGCGTTAGCCGCACTGCCGTAAGGCTCGTCGGACTTCTTACCGACCGGCCCACGCGAAATCAACATCAGGCACCACGCACACGTTTCCCGGCCGGTCGCAACCCGCGCCCAGCCCTGAACACGCGACGACTTCGGATGCTCAACCCTAAGTTCTTGCGGGACTGTCTGGCCGCCCCACGTTTGGCGCTCCAGCTTCTCCAGGCCCGCGAGTTGCCGGATCTCCTTGAGGTCTTCTTCGGTCCACGATGCACGCTCACGCCGAATCTCATCTGCGACAGGCTGATCGGTTTCCACCGCACGAATGATCTGCCGGCGCCCCGCAGTCTCAACATCACGCACCGCCAACATCACCGTGCGAGTCACCGCCGCCTGAGTCGACTCCTGCGCCTGCATACCTTTACGGGCAGGCTCCATATCCTTCACGAACGTCTCAAACGAGTACGTTTCGAGTAGCACGTCGTGGCGCGGAAGTTCGGGGTAAACCTCGGCCCGCTGCGAGTCATAAAACGTCCTCGCCAACTCTGCGGACTCCCGGCGTTTCTGCTCCACGAACGGGTACATAAACTCCAGCATGTTGACCCAGCCGGTCACCGACAACAACGGCTGCATGAAAAACTGTGCAACCTTTTGTACAAAAACTGCTGTCGCAGCAGCGATCACAGCAGCAGCAGCGGCGTACTCCTCCGGTGTCACCCGTTCACCAACTCGTCCGGCGGCAGTTCACGCTCCTGCGTCGGCGCCGGCACAGCCCGCGGCGGCCCATACAACTGAGCCAACTGCCCCATCGGGTTCTCTTCCTCATCCCAACGGCGCATCTGCTCACGCTCAGTAATCGAGTAGCCCATGTCCAGGCGGGCCTGCTCCTTCGGAATCACACCCAACCCGTTCGCGAACAATTTCACCGCCGCGTCAGCTTTCGCGGCGTACGTCGGGGTGCTCGGATCGGCCCACACAGTTTCCATGCGGTACATCTCAGACGGCACAGAACCCCTCATAATCAGATGGGCGATCCGCATCACTTGCTCCCACGACCCACCGAACACCTTGTTCTTGCGTTCGACCTTCTTCACCAACCGGGACTCAGAGGACTTGATAGCTTCCGCAGACGCCGGATTATCCGAAGAGAAACTGAGATACTGCGGAGGGAGTCCGGTGTACGCAGCAGCCTTACGATCCAACGCATCAAGGGCGTCAACAAAGTTTCGTAGCTCGGCAGCCGAAAACTGTTGCGCCTTAGCATCCGGATCGTCAAACGCAAGAATTCTCGCCATGTAAGCATCGAACAACTTCTCCCCCGTCTCGGCGTTCACACCGATGTCCTCGGGGCGAACACCAAAGAGCAGCCTTTGTGGGATTGCCATCAGTTCCGCTGTGCCTTGGAGATCCATTAAAATTCTCGACGCAGCATCAGTCACCGACCGAATCTCGGGCGTGATCTCTGACGTGCCGTACAGATCTGACAGACGTGTCCTGTTAGGGATTGGCACTACCGGCACAATCCCCAAACCGTGACGAACCCTCGACACCAAACGCCAGCCGTAGTTTCGGTTGCCGTCCTTATAGTTCCAGCCGCTGTACGACTCGCCCGAAGGCTTCCGCACCCACTGCAACGTCTCATTCGGCAGATATAGCGTTGTTGATATCAGTTCGGACTGATCCTCGGTGTAGATAGCGCGGATCGCCTCGGTGACCTGGCGGCTACGCGGATCAATGACCGCATGAAGTGCCGTCGGCGGCTCCACCCGAATGATCGGCACATCCGACTCAATGAAGCCGTCAGACTCAGGGTCCGGAGCCGACACCGTCACATACGACCGCCCATAAATGAACGTATCCGTATGCCCCAGAATGGCCTCAACATCAAGGCCGTTCGCGGTCCACCAGTCCCAAAGCTCGGAGTCAGCGTCATCAGAGCCGCCCATACGGAAACCCTCAACCTCTTGGCGCTCCGCGAGGGAATCGACATACAAGCGCGGGTAGCCGACATTCGCCAACAGTCCCCTCATCTCTGGGGGGACGGCTATACCTATCGCTTCGGGCCGACGTTCTGAATCGTAATAGGCTTTGTCGTCCTTGAGTCCCCACTGGGATTCCTCAAACTTCGACAACAGTTCGTCGCGTCGGTTCTCGTTCTCGGTTGCCATTACCTCACCACCGCCACGCGCCGACTCCTATTGTTCTTGCTCATAAGGTATTCATGCCTTAATCCGTATGCCATGATGGCCGCGACCGCAGCATCAATCTTCTTGGAAGACTCTTTACTTGCTTTCCTCACCGACAGTCCCCCCCAGTTCGTCGGGTGACGCCGGCAGTTCAATGTGTGTTGCCGCAGAACAACATTGCCGTTGTGCAACAGTTCCTTTTCAAGAACAGAGTCGAGGAACCGTTCGCAGTCGAGGGTGAACTTTTTCTGGTTCGCGCCACGCATGTCATACGCGATCACGTTTCCTGGGCAAGCTTGGACTCGGATCTTCCTCCTGAAGTCACGACTCCAGTTGTCGATGTAGCTTTCCCAGAGGTGGGTGTCGGCGCGGAAACCGACGACCTCGTACTGGGCGAAACAACTACGCACAGTGGCGTCTACGTCTTCGCGGGGGATGTCGCCGCCGTACAGTTCGGGGTTCCACACCTTGATCGGGAATAAGCAGCCGTCTGAGATTCTGCACGCAACCACCGCTGTGTGGTCTTGGTTCTTCGACCCGTCGAACGCCAAGGTGATTTTGTCGCCCTTGGCTAGCTCTAGTTCGGGGTTGGCGCACGCATCCCACTCATGCGGAGCGATGAATTGGTCTTCGGTGGCTAGGATTTGATTTAAGTGCTTCCGGCGGCTCTCTGTCACAGGTGAGCGCACGTCGAGGATTGATTCAACGATTGCATCGACGGGAAGCCAGTACGAGTCGCCCCTGGCTATCTCGACGCCTTCGCGGAGTTTCGCTATACCGGCCTCATATCCCTCGGGGTCAACCTGCTGCGATGGGATCTCGGACACCGGGGTGTCGGCCGGAGCTTCGAGAGCGTCGTAGAGGACACTGACATCGACGGCGTTTCCTGACTGGACTGAAATCCAGGCGTCGTAGTCGCGTTCGGCTACTGAGTCTTCACCGGGTATGTGCGCGTTGCAGATTGAGAGTGCGCGGGCATTCGGTGTCTTGGTGAGGTTGCCAGCGATGACGCCCGAAAGGGTGTGTCCGTCGTTGCTGTCATTCCACCATTGAGTCTCGTTTTTCACTACGAATGTGCAGCGGTTGCCCTCCATTGAATGGGGGCTGCTGGTGACGGCTTCGATGCGTCCACCGGCTTTTGAGTAACAGATAGTCTTGTTGATTTCTAAGCCGTACTCGTCTTTGAGTTTTTTGGTGACCATGACGGGCATCAGGCTCATTGTGTTACGAGTCTGGTCTTGCGAAACCGCGACTACTTGTGCCCAGGCTGCGTGCCGGGGCTTACCTATGGGTTCGCCTTTAATGTTGAAGTGAGAGAACGCAACCGGGCCGCACAACTCCGCTAGACAGAGCGCGGCAGCCAACGGATCTTTGCCGGCACCTTTGCAGCGCCGGTATACAAGATCGCGGTAAAGGTATGTGCCATCTTCTTCTACGGCGTACATCCATAGGATGAACCGGCACTGCTCAAGGGTCGGTAGGAACGGGCCTTCGCCGTCTGGTGAGCGAACGTAGGCGGCAAGCCAGTTCAGGATCTCCCACCCCAGTGTCTTCTCGGGTAGGTAGAACTTGCCGTCTTTAGTCCTGGCCCACACTGGACCGATCATGTGCGGAGGTTGCGGTAGTAGTTCGCTGGTCACTACCGCACCTCCTTCGGTTAGGTTCTGGCTCCCTTGCTGCTGTTACAGCTCAAGCACAAAGTCTGAGAGTTGGCGTAACTGTGAACGCCACCGTTGTCCACCCCGGCCGCAAGCGGAATAATGTGATCCAGGGTCGGGAAGTCGCCATGCGGCCACTGGACGCTGGTGTCGCACTGCTTTCCGCATCGTTGGCAGATGTAGTCATCCCGTTCAAAAACGACGATCCGGTCTACTTCTTCCACAAAAGCATCGCGCAGGCGGGCGCGGCGCCGCTGCTTTGCGGCTCGCTCAACTTCTGGATTCTCCTTGCGGTAGCGCCGGAAGTATTCGGACAACCGCTCTTGATTGGCTTTCCGATAGCGGAGGTTGCGTTCTGCTACTGCTTCGCTGTTCGCCTTGCGGTACTCGCGCATCTGTTTCCCGATGGCTTCGCGGTTTTCTTGGTAGTAAACACGGTTCTTCTCTTGAACAGCCTCGCGGTTGCGGTAGTAATATGCGCTGGATCTTTCAATAACCGATTCCCGGTTTTCCGCGTATTGCTTGCGCTTTAGTTCCGCGATTTCTTCGCGATGCTCATCGCGATACTGTCGCCTTTGTTCCCGTATTTTTTCCCGGTTCTTGGCTTGGTAGTTCCGGTTGTACTGACGTTTTTCTTCGCTGCATGAGTTGCAGCGGCATCCCTTCTTGTAGGTCTTGATAAGACCGCAGTCAGGAAACAAGTCCCCGCAGTTCTTGGGGCTGCACTCAACGGCAGGGGTACGCTTACCCATGTCGGGACTCCTCAATAGTCTCGGCGTTTACCCCGGCGGTCGTTGGCGCGACCGCCGGGGCCTTTTGTTCTATTGTACTGGCTTGTCTGACAGTTATTTGTT